TTTTTTGTCCCCCTAGTTGGTATGGGCGTTGTTCAATTCGGCGAAACTAGGCCTATGTTGAACTACGACTAGTTTTGTTGCCAAAACTAGAAGACGCAGCTCGCAGTAGCGGTCACTGCGGGGTAAAAGTTTGCACTAATAATCCTGCAGATGGCTACCAGCGACAGCATCAAGTAGTTCAAAAGAGACACCTAAAATCACCTTGGTGACGACAGGCCAGATATCGACACTGCTCAAATCACAAAGCTCCTGCCAAAACCACGTCAAATCCTCTCGAGTTACCAGATCGGGCCAACTAGTTGACCCATCCAGCATAGCCTCGATAAGACCTTTGTGCATTGAAAACACACGCACGTGATAAGTGACACCCTCTAAAGAATATTTGCCACCTGTTCGTAAAAGATGGTAATTGGCTCGCTTCACGAACAGGTCACGTAGAGAGTGGCAAAAGCGGAACTCATAACAATGAGATAGTGCCTTACCTGCCATGTACTCGTCATCAGAAACGGCATTGTTACAATTGGGGCGGGCGTTAAATTTTGACACGACCTTTCCTATCCAAGGAAGCATAACATGGGCATTTTCTCCCCGCGAAACGGGGACAAAATGTTTACTTAAAAAGTCCATCTTATGCAGGCCGCCTGCACAGCGCACCTTGGCGATCATCTTAGCGTCAGATGCCACGGATGCGTAGTGTTTAGCCGCTCGCCTCATGCGGCGCAAAAGCGCCATAACAATATCGTCTCCCAAGACAACACACTTAAGTTTCTTTGCACGGAACTTCTGCTGCCAACAGTAGGCAATATCAAGGTTCCAGAAACTGTTCCTGAACGTGGTGTCAACGGCACCAGTAGCAAGCATATTCTCAACCTCGGCGGACACGCCGAACTTCGATGAATAGACTGAGAACTTACTACTAGCGCGTCTATGCACGGTCAGAAACCAACGGGGGCAACCCAACCTCTTCATAAGAGCTAACTCCAAATCAAGAACGTCTGACACCTGAGTCTTGTCATTACCAGAAAAATCAGACTGTAAGTAAGACTTTGCCGGAAAATCCTCAATGAAGGAAACGACATCGGGGGTGTGTTGCTTGTAAGCGACACGAAATTGAAAGTCGTCGATGACGTCTCCTAAGGTGACAAGGCGCTCCATAAGCACTTTAAAAATGGGCCCCGCGACCATGTTGTAGTAGTCGGTGCTCTTAAAGATCACCCTGGGACTACAATCGTCGTGAGGTTTAATTAGTGCTTCGATTTTAGTGAAGATGCTCTTCCTCGAATAATCAGAAAGCCTGTTGAGTCCCTGCAACTGATACTCCTTCTCCATCCTAGCCCTCTTTTCACTGTCAAACTGCTCTAACCAAGTCCTGTATAGGTCCACATCCCAATCGAAAGTCGGCATGGGAACGGGCACCAGCTTGCGGATAAACTTGAAGCTAG